CACTGCTACCGCGGCATTCAATCGACAGTTGAAATCGATGATGCCCGAGATATATTGGGCGAGCAGTTCGAAGTGTTTCTTTGACATGCTGTGGCTCCTTGTGATATGCTACAGGAACAAGTATACGACGAATGGCCGTTTCTGGTCAACCGCGAGGTAAGTGGGCACTTACCAAGCTATTTTACACAATGATGTTGGCCCTGGCCTGCGTGCTGGAATATTGCGCTTGGCTGAGATTGTTGGCCACAGGTGCATTGGCATTCACGTCGCTTAACTGTGTGTCGATACCAAGGCCGCTGGCATTGAACAGTTGGATGTTGCGAGCTTCTCTCAGGCTGGCTATCAAGGATTGGCCAGCCACGCTAGAAGTGTTGGCTACCGCTTCAAAAAACTGGGCAGCACCGCCTTCTTCTACGTCTAGACCAATGGCATGCAATCGAGTGCCTAGACTCAAAGCTTCACTCTGTTGGTTGCTTGAAATGTTGGAATTGGCCCAGTCACCCAAAACGATATTGCCAATGTCAATGCCGGCGGCTACCAGAGTATCTTGGTTTTGTTGGATCTGTGCGGCCATAGCTGTCCAGGCCGCGTTGATATTTCCGGCCGTGTTGGCATTGGTAGAGTTGATTGATGTGATAGCGGTATTGGCCGCCACTATCAATCCATTGCTGGCAGAGAAGGCTGCATCTATGTTGGCGAAAGAACCTCCGGCAAAATAAGGAGTGGCCGGTATGACAGGAGCAGCTCCATAGGCATTGCCGAGACAGTACTGCATCTGTGTGTAGATACCATTGTTGGCGCTCATGGGGTCGCCGGCATTGGCTGTAAGGCTGATCAGTTGATTGCCGGTAACCAACACTTGTATATTACCAACCACTGCTGGCATCTGATCGTTTATGTTCACACCAGCAGCTATGCCCACGCTGTCGTTGATGGTGATGGTGTTGCCCGCGCCAGTACCTGTAGCGAATGTATTTGCCCAGAAATTACTGACCGATGCTGGCAATGGCGATTCGAGAGCGTTCACCAGACCAAGGTTCGTATTGCTCTCCATAGCCGCTAGCGCGTTGGCTATGGCTGGCAGTTTGCTGTCGGTGATCTTCTTGACCTGGCGCATGCTCCGGCTCAGGGCCTGATTGGCCAGGGCCTGGTCGGGCGGGATGATTTTCTTTAGACGATCATATTCGCTCATGGGAGCAACCTAGAAAGAGCCGTGGCAAATCCAGTGTTTGTGATGCCTGCCACTTCACTGTCCTGCCTGGTCCTGTTAATTAACTCGGCATTAATAGGTTTAACAGTGTCCGTCGCTGTGGATAGATACTTCTCGAGATTGGTGTTGACAGCGCCCGATGGGGTGGCATAGATAGCGCGGAGACCATCTGGCGTGGGCATGGTCAGTGTGGCGAAACTGTTGGGGAAGATCTTGACTGGATTCAAGAGATCAGCCATGGTATTGATGGTGTTGGCCGTTGATGCCCTATCAGCCGCTGGATTGCGAGCGCTAGTCTGACCTACCGGCAAGGTCACTCCCAAGATCGTGCATATCTGTTGTAAACTATCGCCGGTGACTCGTGTCATACCTTCGTACAGCAGCTTGTTGGCCGAGTCTGTGATGCCTCCCAAACTACCAGCAGCAAGGCTCGATATCTGACCCGAGGTAAGACCGGCCTGACGCAGGAGATTGGTGACCGTGGGCGTGAGACCACCTAGATCGATCACCTGTTTGATCAAGGCCGCGGGACTGCCGAGGCTGTCCAAGCTGCGTAGATTGATTAGATTGCCCAGTTTCTGTAGATCACTTCCAAACGCACCGAATGCTTCAGTGACTTGATTGAAGCCGCCTGTGATGACCGAATCCATACCACCATTCTGGGGTCCAAAGGTAGAAGATATCGTGCCCACGTTTAGATTGCTGTTGATAAATTGATTGGCCTGACCAGCATAGCCTTGTGCGGAGCTGTAGATCTGCGCGAATCTCGTGAGATCGCCACCTCCCATGATATTTTCGGCCATGTCGTTGATCAGACCCGAGAATCCTCCCACGAACACATTGGCCATATCATATTGCTGGAAAATGTTGCCCGGTGCTACCAATGTCAGGTCTCCCCAATAATCCTCAGGAATGGCATTGCTTAGAGCTGGTATGGTATTGGCAGCCACGGTCTGGAGCGTGGCCAGGGTATTGGCAGTTATCACGTTGCCGCCTGCAGCTGTCAAGATATCAGTAAACTGTTGTATCACCGGAAGGTCGTTGTAGTCCGTCAACGCAGTGACCAGATTGGCTGACACATCGAGACTGGCACCTATCTGTGGATCACTCGCACCACTTGGCACGAGGCCAGCAGTGGCTATCATCATGACTGAACTGAGCGGACCGGGCATGATTATCCTATGATCACATCACCGCTGCCGGAAGCGATAGAGGTACATCCTGCCAAGGAATCGCCCACTCTGGCGGCCGGTCTACCATTGATGGTGACGGTGCTGCTGCCAGAACTTATGGTCGCTGCATGAGTGCCACATCGCCGACCTCCGGGTTTTTGATGTGTGGTAGAAGTGTCACCTACCCGGGCAGCACCGCGCCCGTTGATCAGCACATCACCACTACCACTCGCAATGGTAAAACCACTACAGTGTACCACTCCTGAATCACCTTGTCTTGCGGCTGCGGGCATGCTCTATCTCCATCAGTCTTTGGAATCGTGGCTGCCAGGCCTCGATCTCTTCATGCTGTTGGTCTGTGTGTGGCGGTGGAGGTATTTCTGGCAAGAACTCGATCACGTGATCGAAGTCATCCGGAATGTCCTCATAGCGCTCGAAAGTGTGCAAGTGTGGGCCAATGCGCACCACGAATCTATGGGGCATTAACCAGTGAGTATTTTCTTGCTGGCTGGGGCGATGCCCGTGGTGGCTTGGATCCAACTGTTGCGCACATCGTCGCGCACTTCCGCGATCAACGCCCAACTTGAACTATTTAGCCGCACGTTTTTGTCCATGTTTGCGGAAAACAGCCCGGGCATCATCTGCAGTCCCTGGGGACTGAGCACGCACAGTATGGGATTTTCTATCGTGAGTCCTGCAGCATCTTGGCTGACCACACGGGCTACTATTTCTTCGCCGGTGGCCAGTTTGATCGTATATATTTCGTTTGGTGTGATATTCATAGGCTCTGGTTTACTAAGGCTGTGCGCAGCTCGATCTCGTTGAGTATTTCTTCTGCGCTCATCTTACTTAAACCAGCCCAGCCGCCTTCTACAAAAAGTCGGCCATTGAGATAGATCTGGGGAACTGATCTATGGCCTTGGGCCTGCATGAAGGCTCGAGCCTCATCGTTTTCTTCTATGTTGACATCTCGGAACGATATGTTTTTGCTTTTTAGGTAGTTCTTGGCATTCACGCAATAGGGGCAAACTGTTTTGGAGTATATGGTCAGCATCATAATGATAGTCCCGATAGTGTAGTGGCGTCCACGTCTTGTTTGGTACCGCCGATGACATAGCTGGAGATTTCAGTCTCTTGAGGTGCAACCTGCACTTCGCCGCCGGCGATCCATTTCTGGGTCCAGGGCAGGGGATTGCTTCCACCACGATGCCGGGTCGGCAGGCCGATGGCAGTCATCCTTTTGTGGCCGATCCATTCCACGTAATCACTGAGCAGTTGTTCGTTCAGTCCGATCATGCTGCCATCGCGGAACAGATAGGCCGCCCAGTCTTTTTCCTGCTGGATGGCCAGATCATACATGGCCACCACCTCACTCTGCGTGTCCTGTCGTATCTGCGCGAACACCGGATCATCTTGCGGCAGGATCTTCAGCATCTGTTGTGTGAAGGCCAGATGCACATTCTCATCTCTGGCAATAAATTTAATGATCTTTGCGTTGCCCTCCATCTTCTTGAGTTCAGCGAACGCCCAGGAGCACGCGAATGAAACATAAAATCTGATGCCCTCGAGAACGTTGACACTGGCAAGGGCGAGCCACAATTTTTTCTTGAGTTCATGTTCTGTGATTTCTACGGTTCGACCGTTGACTGAGTGCTTGCCTGCGCCCAACAGCTGATACCACTGGCTGTAAGTCACGAGGTCATCATAGTATTGGGTGATATCCTTGGCGCATGAAATGATCTCTTCCACGTCCAGCATCGAGTCAAACACGCGGCTGGGGTCCGCATACACGTTGCGTATGATATGGGTGTAGGAGCGGCTGTGGATGGTCTCTGAAAACGCCCAGGTCTCGATCCAGGTCTCGATCTCGGGCAGGGTGGTGATGGGCAGGAAGGCCAGGTTAGGAGATCGCCCTTGCACGCTGTCCAGCAAGATCTGGCGCTTGAGGTTCGAAGTGAAGATGTGTTGTTCATGCGGCGTGAGATCCTTGAAGTCTTTGGCATCACGGAGCACGTCCACTTCTTCGGGGCGCCAGAAAAAGCCCAGCTGCTTGTCGGTCAGCTTGTCAAACTGCCTATACTTCAGGGTGTCATACCGCTGCATGCCGATGGTTCCTTGCGGATCCAGGAAGGCCAGGCTGGTGGTGTGATCTCGATTGCGTTTTAGATTGAGTACGCTCATGTCAGTCTCAGTTAGATTTTACAGCTGTCGCAGTCGGCTTCATCCGCCTGCAGGCTGGTGTCGGGTGCTTCTATCAGCACGGATTTCTGATTCAGCCTGTCGAGATCGATCTCGCCTTGGCCGTCGTAGGTGTTGAAATAGTACAGCTGTTTTCCTCCATACTTGTAGAACATGACCAGGTGGCGTATCATTTCTGACATAGGTATCTTTTCATCTTCATAGTGCTGGGGATTGTATGACGTATTGACCGAGATGCCTTGGTCGATGTATTTTTGCAGCACAGCCATGATCTTGAGATAGCCCTCGGGGCTCCGCTGATCCCATAGGAGCTCGTATTTGTTCTTGAGGCGGCGATATTCGGGCACGACCTGTTTGAGCACACCATCTTTGGACTGTTTCACGCTCACATACGAGCGAGGTGGTTCAACACCATTGGTTGAGTTCGATATCTGTGCCGATGTCTCAGCAGGCATGAGAGCCATCAGCGTTGAATTGCGTATGCCATACTGGCGTAGATCCGCACGCAGACCTTGCCAGTCAACTGCATCTGCATGTGGCACCAGCTCGTCCACTTCGCGCTTGTAGGTATCTACCGGCAAGACGCCAGTGTGATAGCGTGTTTCGTTGCTCTTAGGACAGGCGCCACGCTCGCGAGCCAGCGTGACCGAGGCCTTTATCAGATAGTATGACCAGTGCTGTGCCCATAGATCCACTGCTGCCAGCGCACGCGGATCTGAGTAGCTGAGATCGTTCTTGGCCAACCAATAGGCCAGATTGATGATGCCTACACCCAGTGGGCGCCGATTCTCTGTAGCGATCTGTGCGGCCAAGATGGGATAGTTCTGATAGCTTAGAAGTGCATCCAGACCACGCACGGCCAGGGTACATGCACGCTCCATGTCCTGCGGCTCGCGGAACACGCCCCAGTTGATGGCCGACAGCGTGCAAAGCGCGATCTCTCCCGCAGGGTCGTTCACATCGTTCAAAGGTCGCGTGGGAAGATTGATCTCACAACAGAGATTGCTCTGGCGGATGGGCGCCTGTTCGGGCAGGAAACTCCCATGGCTGTTGGCATGGTCCACGTTCATGAGATATACTCTGCCGGTATTCTTGCGCTCTTCGATGAATCTAGTGAACAGTTCCAGGGCCCGGATGGTCTTCTTGCGCAGCTTGGTGTTCTTCTCGGCCCGTTCATACAGCTCGCGGAAGCGATCAACATCGGTATAGAAGGCCGCCCACATCTCGGGCACATCATGCGGTGAGAACAGGGTGATGTCACCATTGCCGAGCAGTCGCTCGTACATGACCTTGTTGAATTGTACGCCATAGTCCATATGGCGTACACGATTGTCGTCGGTGCCTTTGTTGTTTTTGAGCACCAGGAGGTCTTCTACTTCGAGATGCCAGATTGGATAATAAAGAGTGGCAGCACCATTGCGCACACCACCTTGGCTGCACGAGCGGGTGGCTGCCTGAAAAAGTTTATAGAAAGGAATGACCCCGGTATGATACGCATCTCCGTTGCGTATGGGCGAGCCTATGGCGCGGATCCTGCTGGCGCCGATGCCTATGCCAGCCTTCTGACTGACGTATT